CCTTGCGATGCTACTTGTTCGGCAAACTTATGTAGGCTCATTTTTGCCTCTCAAAATGGGGGTTGTTTGATAATATCATGCTGGGAGCGCAGACACAAATGAAAGTGTAGCTACGACGGATTGCGTAGAAGGCTTAGTTGGCGTGCCGGAAGCGGCAAGGTGCTGGATAGTTACAGCAACGTTAGGCACAGACCAGTAAATCTCAACGTGGTCACCTGCTGCCATATTTAAAAAATAGTTCCAGCCAACAATTGCGTGCCCGTCCGTGCCAGCGTGTCTGTTTGGGATAGACACAAAACCTGTTGAGCCTGTAATGTCTTCGCCGTTTTGACGTAGCCAGATGTAGACATCTTGGAAGGCTGTGTCTGTGTTTCTAAACTGAGCGCTGAACTGCAGGTTGTATATACCAGCGTACTCCACAGTAATTTCAGAGTTGACGATCCTTACGCTATCGGCAAAGTCAGTGGTATTAAACGTCATCAACGTTGCGGTGTTGGCTACAGCCGTCTGGTCTTGATCGCTAGAAAACGCCCCGTATGGATTCGACACGTACTTACCACCAGTTGGGCCAAACAGTTCTGCAAACGCGTTTTGTAGTTGGTTAAAGTACAGACGCAGAACGTTCGTAAACTGATCTTGATACCTGCGCTCGTACTGATCCGTGCCCAGTGGTAAATTGGGTGGTGCGGGGGTAATGATCCTGTTCTTGGATGTCATCAGCGCCTGCCGTCAGGACGAATATCTATACGTGGTGCGCCCAACTGCCAGACTGTGTTAATCTGGTTAGAGCTAATCTTAAAGATCATCTGGCGACCGCGCATGCGGGTAAAGATCATGCCGGTAAACTGCTCGGTAATCACGTATGTACTACTTTTTGCTACAGGTTGCGATGCCGTGCTTGTTACGCCAGAGCCAGAATTTGCCAAGCCGTAGAGCGTCATGGCCACCGAAGGTGTAGCACCGGTAGGGGAGTTCTCGGCGTTCTCAAAAGTCAGATCAGGAAGGACGCGCCACACAAAACCAAAATTATGTCCGTCGCCAATGTCAAACTCTGAGGATGAAATGTAGGCATCAATAGCGGTAGTTGTTCCTGTTTCATTGTTGTTCAGCCCATTCTCGTGATACACCAAGTTGTTGCTGTACGTAGCTGCCAAGGGGTAGTCAAGCAAACCAGAATCCAGCCACGCGGTTCGTGCCATCGTGCCGTAGTACCAGATTTTTTCTAGGTAGTTGTAGATTACGTAACGATCAATGGTAAATGAATTGGCAGAGCAATAGAACCACCAGACTTCATTGAAGCCTTCGTTTGTACCCGCAAACACCTGCGCGGCTTGGGACTGATTAAAGTCCCCAAATATGTGACGACGCAGGTCACAGTTAAGCGTTTGCACACGGCCATCGTAGGAGTAGAACTTGTCCACGCCCATCCAGTACACAATACCGGAAGCAATTACAGCGGCGTTGGGGCCTTGAATTGAAATGTTGTCGCCCAGCAGTTGGGGTGCCCAGACATAAGGGGGGCCAAGGTATTGCAGTGAATACACAGACGAGTCGGTAAACACCAGCACCTCTTGACGGGTCTGGACTGTAGCCACAATTTCAGAGCCGTGAGACACCCGCACAAAACCTGCTTGGTTAGTGGGGTCAGGCGTCCAATTGTAGATGTCATCTTGCGCTGACCAGCGAATTAGCATGGGGTCAAGCGTTGCACTGCCGTAGTCGTTGCAGCCAAACACAATAATAAAACGAGAAGAGTCCGACACAATTATGCTGTTCTGAACAGTCGGCACGTCAACAATAGTGGACACCGAACCCGTGCCTGAAGAAGTTGTATTAACTGCCGCCCCTGCGCTGTCTAGTAATTTAAACGTCAAACCGTTTACTTCAAACACATAGTACGTAACACCTGCTGTAATACCCGTTGGTAACGAGCCGCCAGAGAATTTAAGCGCCGCGCCTTCGGTATAAAGAACTGTTGATGTTACGACAGTAGGAGATGCGTTGGTAAACGACACCGTGCCACCAAGGGAGTTGAGCAATACACCGCGGGTAGATAGCCCAGACGTTGCGTCCCAGTAGTACAAGCCACCACCACGGGGGCCAAAGACCAAGTCTTCGCCGTAGTTAATCTGGCTCCAAAGCTGTAAGCCTGTGGTAGACGTAGCGCCATAACCCCATGTACCAACTGTTGAAGGTGGCGCAAATGTAGGAGGTGTGCCCCATGAACTTGCGCCCCAGCCCGTCAAAGGTACAGCATACGCAGGGCCAGCATTAAGTTGATACGCTGCAACAACAGCCGAGCCACCCGTTGCCCCTGCCGCAACCACAGATGATGTTGTGATTGTGTAGGAGTTGGCATTAACAAGCGTGATCTGGAACTCTGCATTTAGAACAGATGCGTACGTACCCGTAACGCCACTGAAAGTAACAAAAGAGCCGTCAGTTGCACCGTGTGCTGTAGCCGCCACTGTGACTGTGGTTGTGCCGTTGCCCGTGAAAGGGTCTGTTCCAAGCGTAGTGGTTACGCGGATAGGCGTGATGTCAAAGTACGCACCACCGTTTTGAATGTAGAACTTTGTATTAGTTCCAACGCCTACTAGGTTGAGGTTGCCAAGCGTTGTCCAGTTCCAAAGCGAACGGCAAGTGCCGTTAAATGTGTTTGAGGAGATGCGTTGCCAGCCGCCTAAAATCTCGGGGTTGCCTTGACGGAAGCGAATTTTGTCGCAGTCATACCATCCACCCTCGGTGGTGTAGCGGGTGTTTTCTTTGTTGACCCCCGGCTTGAACAGTATTTTTTGTAATGGCATCGGCAGTCCTAGGATAGAAACAAGGCGCGTTCAGCGTCCCTGCGCTTTTTTAGCCCTAGTAGTATTTTGCCACCAGCCATGCAATACAGCAAGAGGGCATCGGCTGCGCCTTCCCAGTCGCCACGGTTTATTTTCATCCGAATAGAAGAACGCTGAAAAGCCCCCACTCCGGCGTTGAAGGCAAAGCTGACACACGCATCGAAAGCCCCTTGACGACCAGATAAAGCGGGAGCAAGTCTAAGAACACCACGTTCAGTAGGGCCGACATCATCTGCGAATAGTTTCTCGATCTCTTCTTTAGTCCAGACACGGTTGTCCTCCGGCTTCAGTGGGTACTCGCTACGCAACAGTCCAGTGTAACCCTCTTTCCTGACCACGGGCAGCTTGATCTGTTCTTGATACAGTACATGGCCGTACCCAATTGTCCAAATGTGGGCTGGGCACAGGTATGGCTTATTCCTATACCCCTCCCACTGGTGCATCAACTTAGCGCCAGCTTCGCCTAGTTTCATTTTTTGCTCCAGCTTCTTGAGCCAAACCAGAACCCTATGATGCCTCCAAGCATTGCCATCTCATCCGTGGAGAAGATGATGTCGGACAGGCGGATCAGGTCTTCTATGCTCATCACCAGACTTGGGCGGCTGTAAACGTAGTAGGCAATCCAAGCGTTAATTGCACAAAGTTCCAACACAAAGATGTAAGTCACCATCGGGCGAACCGTACCGACAAAGTTGACTACCCAGCGGCTGGCTTCTTCCATGATCTTCTTGTCGTGGTCATAGGCCGCAACAGTCATTTCTGCGTCTGTCTGCATGGCAATCTGGTCAGTGCGAATCTCTTCCATGCGCTCTTGGGCGGCAAAGCCTTGAGCCATCATCTGTAGCTGTAGTTCTACTTGGACACGGGCAAGCGCCAACTCATGCTTTTGGTCAGCCTTGTTTTGGAAAAAGTCTAGTAGTTTAGGCAAGCCTGATATAAGCAAGCCGCCAAGGGTTGAGAATAGAGATAGCATTACAGTCCAATCATTCCAAGTAGTTTATCGACAATTTTCCCCGCCAACTCATCTGGCAGGAAGCGGAGCAGTCCAAGCACCCACCACGCAATACACAGCCTGACAAAAACTTTGAGGAAGAGGTCAAACTGTTTTTGGTATTCATTCACCGCCCACACCTGTTGGTAGCGCATAGTTCGTTAATTTGTGTAAGCCCCCAGCCAACAGCACCAACAAACATCACAATAATCACAATGGCAATTGCCCACTCCATCTGTTCGGCCTCGGCCTCTTTACGCCTTTTTTCTTCAGCGTGTAAAGCCGCCATCTCTTTGGCATCATCCCTGTCCAGTTCAGCTTGACGGGCTTTAGCCGCATTCCACACGTCTATGCGCCCAGCTTGCATAAACAACATTTTTAACTGCTCTTCAAACCGCTTGGCTTCATCCAAAGCCATCTCAATTTGTAACGCTACACCAAGGTTAGACTTGCCACCCGTACGCTTGGCGTGAAGCATGGCCTTGGTAGCGGTTGACTTGGCATCAAAAAGCTTGGCTATTGACGGCGTTAGACCTGCCAGATCACTAGCGACTTTACTAGCTTTTTTAACGACACTGATTGCAGTTTGCAATCCTTCTAGCGCCGTAATTGGATCAATCATTTCAATTCAAAACTTAAATTTGCATGACGAGGGTACTGTACAACGCGCTCCCCTTCAGGACACTTGTACTTGATCGTCGCCAGCAAAGTGGCTTTGCCGCTGGTAACCTTTTCCTTGCCAACCATCGTAAGTTCATAGGTAAATGTGTCAATCTCTGGCCCGGCTGGGCCACTGAACTTACTTGCGGTAGTGGTTGCCTCATGCACCATACCAGCCGCATCACGAATGCTTGGCGTGAAACTCTCAACAGAACAATCGTCCCGCTTCTTGATCCGCGCAACGGTCACATTTATTGGCTTACCAGCTTCTGCCACAATCTTAAAGTTCTCAGGCGACCATTCAATGATTGCGCGGTCAAACCAACCAAACTTATCGGCAAGCGTGTAACTACCGCCTAAAGCGGCAACGGTAGCGGCAACGGCTCCAAT